TCCGGCATGGTTGCCACGATTGGTTTCTTCATGAAATCGCTGATCGTCGAGACACGCCAGACACGGGAGACGACCTTATCGATGCACGCAATTCTGAAGAGTGCAACCGAGTCCATCGTCAAACTGCAAGAACGCGACCTTGAATTCAACAGGCAAATCATCAACATCGTCGAACGTCTGGTGAGATTAGAAGAGCGGTCTTCGCGATGAAGCACGACGAGGCCACCATACTCAAGCCCCCACCGTTTCCGGTGCGGCCACTGCAGACTGACGAGCCGATACGCTTGTACCGTCAAGAGGTCAGCCCCGATGAGATCACACTCGACACGGAACCTATCGAATTATCACTTTGGCAGAAGGCACGTCTTGTGCCATACATTATCCACATTACATGGGGCGTTCTGATGAAGAACCCAAAGACTACGATCACCGGCATCATCGGTGGTGTTGCGTACCTAGTGAACTCGATCTTTGCTATCGCAATCCCATCCGAGGCCATCATCACGGTAACGCTATTCCTGCTCGGATTGTTCGCACAAGACGGCGAAGCCTAACGTGTCAGTACGACCACGCCTAACTGAGGACGAGTACGACCTCATTATTGAGATGCGCAAAGCCGCTGGGACTTATCAAACCCCGGCGGCTATCAAGGCTGCTGCCGCGCATTACAAGCGTGGGTTCGAAGCTAGGCATGGCATAACACCAGAAGAGTCCAAAGACCAGCGTGAACAGGGCGAAGCGTGGGATCCTCGTGATCAGACCAATAACCAATCCTACGGGGCAGTGCCAGGCATCGATGGCGAAATGGAGATTGGAGACCTGCGGGACGATGTCGTATGTGAAATCACAAGCAACCTAACCGGCATCATCTCAGATGCACATTGGCCATTTCACGACTTGCGACGTGATGCGTCTGGACAGTTTTACGGTGCCTACCTCACGGCATTACAAGAGCTGAAGAACGCAGGTGTGCAGACGGTTATCCTCAATGGTGACATGCTCGATTGTTACCAGCTGTCTTCTCACGAGAAGATAGAATTGAAACGGTCGTGGAAGTGGGAACTGGACGTTGGCAAGAAAATGCTCGAGCACCTGCGTAAGTTCTTTGGCGATGGCGTACGGATCATCTACCGTGAGGGCAACCACGAGGAGCGGTTTCAACGCTACCTTGCACGCAAGGCCAGCGAACTGCAGGGGACTATCGACATTGAATCCATGCTCGGCATTCGTGACAACGGCATCGAATGGGTCTGCAATCGTGCGAAGATGACGATTGGTAAGTTATGGGTCGATCATGGCCACGAGTGGTATGGTGGTGGTGGTGTGATGCCAGCGCGGAGCTTCCGAATGAAGGCACTCGACAACATCCTTGTCGGGCACGTGCACAGGACTAGCCAAGATCAGATACGCAAGCCATTAGACGGGTCTTTCATTGCGGGGTGGTCTGTGGGTTGCCTATGCGATCTAAACCCTCACTACGCCCCTAGAAACGGCTGGAACCACGGCTTTGCTACTGTGGAGTTAGAAGGTGACGGGACATTCGCCGTGAACAATCGCACAATCATCAACGGGATGGTGCGGTGATGATCCCTAAGACATTCAAACTTGCCGGCCAGAAGTGGGCTGTCAAGATAGCCAAGCGAGGCATGACGGGATATGGGGAGTGCGACTTTACAACGCGCACCATCCGTATCGCATCATCAGTCGATGGCAAGGCAACATCCGAAACGGAACGTCTGCAGACATTCCTACATGAGTGGTGGCACGCGTTTGAATCGGTGACAGGTCAGGACGTAAACGAGCCGATGGCGGTGCTGTTCGAAAATCTGATGTACGAAACGCTCCTAACTATGCGAGGTGCGCAGAATGAAATATAGCTGGATGGACATTGCCGAAGGCGAACGCGGCGTCAAGGAAATAGCCGGGGCTTCTGCGCATCCGCAGATTGTAGCATACCACGCCACGACGACACTCAAGGCCACATCCGACGAAGTGCCCTGGTGCTCGTCGTTCGTAAACTGGGTTATGGCCAAAGCCAAGTATCCTATCACAAAGTCCGCAGCGGCAAAGTCATGGGCGACCTATGGCCAGTCATGCGCATTGCATCCGGGCTGTCTGGTGGTCTTCACTCGCAAAGGTGGCAATCATGTAGGCTTCTGTGTTGGTGACACTTCGACGACAGTCAAGGTGCTCGGAGGCAATCAGTCAAACGAAGTCAACATCGCAAGTTATCGGAAAGAAAATATGATCGCTTGCGTTTTGCCGGCGAAGCTCAACAAAGGCGACCAGGCTATCTACGACTCACGATTTGGCAAGCCGGCAACCAAAGCAGTAAAGGATGTAATCTGATGGCACTCACAACCGTAAACAAACTGAAGACGGTTTGGATCAATGACCAATCGTCTGCTAACGACAGCCGTCTTGCGTCGCTGATAACACAGTCGGAATCGATCATCAACAACATATGCAAGCAGCCCGTCACTGGGCAGGCCGTAGCGTATGACTTCGTCGGCGATGGCAACCGTGTGCATCTCTTGCACTACACAGTCCCCGTGGTGATGAACAGCATCCAAGAGCGGGACAACCCCTACGACGCATGGTCGACAATCACCGGCCCCGTGGTATTCAACACCGGCGGCGTCACGTCGCTGTACAAAGACGACGGGTTCGTTAAGGTCTTCTATCGTGCCAACCTGACAGTAGGTTACGACGGCACAACGAACGCCGTGCCTGCTGACTTGGAAGAAATCGCCTCAGAAATCGTAGTCGAGTTATTCAAGATGACGGACTTCGGCGGACGTGAAAACCGTTTCGGTGTGCAAAGCATTGCAGTGAACCAAGGCGGCATGACGCAAACGACAGTCTATCGTGACCTCATGGCACGTTTCAAAAGCCGCCTGCGCCCCTATACTACGCTGGGGTATCGATGACTGTCGACGAATACGTGCAACGGATTCTGTCACGCCTTCCAACGGAGGCAAAGGACGCCTTCGACCCGGAGCGATTGCAGACCGTGTTGGCTGCTCGGATAACCGACAACTACGGCGAAACCAACAGGACGCCGAAGTACCCGCGCAATCCTCAGGGCACTACCTTGCAACTTGTCAAAGGCAACCTGTTCAAAGCCGCAACGGTTTATAAGGCCAAAGGCAACGTCAGCAGAACCGAAGCCAAGGCCGGCACGTATTCGTTCGTCTGGGGCATTGACCTTGCGGTTATACCCTACGCTCGCATTCATGAGTACGGAGGGCAGGCGGGACGCAACCACGCGGCTACGATACCGCCACGGCCGTACATCGGGCCGTCTATTAAAGCAATGAACGACGAAGACTTGGGCGACATCATCCGCGATATGTTACGGAGACTTCTGAACTAATGGCAACCACATCCCGCTACGCCTTCGGGCTCGACCTGCTCCGCTCCAAATTAGAACTGGAGCCTACCTTCGACGTTCGCCGCGTGTTCATTCTGGAGCAGGTCGGTAGTGCCACAAAGACCGAAGTCTACGTCAACATCATCTCCGATGACGTGGAGGCATCGCAGACGGAATCGTCATACATCCACGCTCCACTACGGCGCATGACCATCGGTATCTATGCCATCGCCAAAAACGGTTTGGATTCCATGAACGAAGGTCTCGGAGCGATCAACCACGGAATCATCGTCGAGAAGATTGACAAGTGCATCGACGCCGTAGCCGCTGAACTACCAACATCGGAGACAACTGCCGCTGGCTACGACATCCTCATTCACAGCATCGACACGTCGTCGGTGACTGGTTACGTCGACGACAAGGGCGACAACATGGCAATCATGTACGAAGTGGTACTTACATACGTGCAATCATGATGCTCATCTCCGAACTTGTCCTGCATCTTCAGAACGTCACCGAACTCTATGGCGATATTGGCGTACGCATCGACCCTGACTTTTTCGGGGATGAAGCCCCGCGATCAGTCGAAGACGTGCATGTCGGGAGATTCGATAGCGAGGGTGGGGCTTTCAACGTAGTTTTGTACCCACACAAAATCGTTACGGAGCCACATGTCAACGCCTGAAATAGTCCCCTTGCAACCTGAGGGGTTGCCGCTTTCCGTCTGCGTAATCGCATCGGAATCCGATGCCCACTATATGCTCGATTTACTTCGCACCATCCCCAACGGTAGCGAGGTCGTCGTCTTGTGGAATAGCATCGGCGAAGTCGAAGAACCTACCGTCCATCGTAAGACGAAGACCTACGGCAACACGGTTGTCAGATATTACAAGACAGTCAAGACAAAACTACACTTCGCAAATCTGCGCAACGAATGTATTGCACTGGCAACACGTCCGTGGATCATGTGGCTGGATGCCGACGACAGACTAATGGTTCACCAGCACGACTTTTTCAAACGCCTATCCGAATACCCGCCAGGCATTGGCGGACTAATCTGCGGCTGTGTGGGATCACAGCAGACGCATACGGGGACGGAGTTTGACGACGCCGTGCGCTACCACGTGCCAACGATACGCTTGTTTCGCAACGGCTACGGGTTCCAATTCGAGGGTGCTGCGCACGAGCAAATCGGATGGAGCATCGACGAAGCTGGATTCCGTGCCGCCCCCTGTTCTCTCATTGTGCACCATGTGGGCTATGAAATCTCAGCCGACAAGATGAAAGCCAAACTGGAGCGCAATGTGAAACTACTCTCTACCGAGTACGCATCATGCGACGATCAGCGTAAGCTTACGTTGTGGTCGCAAATGCTTGCTCGGGATTCTCAACATCTCCAGAAATACCAAGGATAAAATCTCATGGCAGGTTCCGCAAATCGGATCATCGCCGGTGGTAACGCCTTCGCCGTATGGACAGTCGATGACACAGTCACGACACCAACGGTAGGCGCAAGCCCCGCGCTGTACTTGTACGGCAACATCATCAGCACCGACGTAGCACGTCAGGACTCAGGTGCTTACAACGTCACTATCGAGCACGTCGAAGACAATCAAGCATTGCAAGACTTTATCGAAACGTCGATTTCAGTTTCGGGCAACGTCGAAGACATCCTTCGCGAAGACGGTGTGACCGAAACATCAGGTGCGAACACCAAGTACATCGCCGCAGTCAAGGGCGGTACGAATGGCGCTTCGGATAAATCTGCTCGCAAGGTCGGCGTGTTCCCCGTGCGCCTGTCGAACACGTCGGGCGGCTGGACGCAAGCAGGCGAGACGTACAACCGTGTCACGCTCGAGTTCGAAGGCTACAAGCTGTCAGCCCCTGTTACGCTACTTGCTACGCATCTGACGTCGTTCATGACCACGGCAACGCCTGTGACGCTCACCACGTCCAAGCCTTACGGTACGGTCGTTTACGGATAAGATCACGGTGGCTCCGTGTC